TGCACAGGATACCAACATCAATACTCTCGTGATTCTTAAATGAATAGGATACGTCCTCTGCGAGAGTTTTTTTTATTTATAAAACTGGAGGTGAAGTAGCATTGAAATTAAATGTAAGACAAAAGAGCTTTATAGGATTTTATTGGGAAACAAGAAATGCTACTGAAGCTGCCAAAAAAGCTGGGTACAGTGAGAAAACAGCATACAGTATAGGGCAAAGATTGTTGAAAAATGTTGAGGTGAAAGATGCGATTGATAAATTAATAGAACAGTCGAGAGCAGAAAATATAGCCAAAGCAAGTGAAATAGAAGAATTTTTAAGTCTTACAATGAGAGGGGAAATACAGGAAGAAGTTGTAGTAGTTGAGGGTGAAGGGGATGGTGTTTCTTCTGCTAGGGTTATGAAAAAACAAGTATCAGCTAAGGAAAGAATTAAAGCAGCAGAACTCTTAGGAAAGAGATATGCTTTATTTACAGATAAAACTAAAATTGAAGGAACTTTACCTGTTATGATTGTTGGAGAAGATGATTTAGATGAGTAAATATGTAAAAATAAATTTACCTCAAATCGTTGGAAAGGGTTATAAATCGTTTTGGAACTTCAAGGGTAGGTATAAGGTAGTTAAGGGGTCGAGAGCTTCAAAAAAGAGCAAGACAACAGCTCTATGGATAATCTATAACATGATGAAATATAAAAATGCTAATACTCTTGTTGTAAGAAAAGTATTTAGAACTTTAAAAGATAGCTGTTATTCTGATTTACGATGGGCTATAAACAGATTTCAAGTTCAAGACTACTGGGAATTGAAAGAAAGTCCTCTTGAAATGACTTATAAACCAACTGGACAAAAGATTTTATTTAGAGGTTTTGATGATCCGTTAAAGATTACATCAATTTCAGTTTCAGTAGGTAGTTTGTGTTGGTGCTGGATTAACATATCGGTTCAGCACGTTAATCAAAACCTCTTTAATTGCTGGAACACCCTAACGTAAAGTCGAGGGCAATCAGCAGCGAAGCTATTTGACAAAATTAAATGGTTATAGTATCATATACTTATGAAATAAAAAGGAAGTGATACTATAATGGACAAAGAAATATGGAAAGATATTGAAGGATTTGAAGGTTTTTACCAAGTTAGCAACTTAGGAAGAATTAAAAGTCTTGGAGGATGGTGTGGTAGTTCAAAAAGAAAAGAAAAAATAAGAACATTAAATCATACAAAAGACGGCTATTTAAAAGTGAGATTGATGTATCAAGGTAAAGATATTACTTGCAGAGTACATAGATTAGTTGCTAAAGCTTTTATACCAAATCCTAATAAATTTGAAACAGTTAATCATAAAGATGGGAATAAAGAAAATAACAAAGTAGAAAATTTGGAATGGTGTGATAGAGATTATCAAATGGAACATGCTTATAAAATGAGATTAAAAACATCTCAAAAAGGTTCCGATAACAGCAATTCTAAGTTAACAGATGATGATATTAAATATATTAGAAAAGTGTATAAAAAATACAGTAAAGATTTTAATACTGTATCACTTGCTAAGCAATTTAATGTCACTAATAGAGTTATAGGATTAATAGTTAGAAACAAAAGTTATAAAAATGTCAAATAGAACGTTCAACGACTATCGAAAGCAGGAAAAGACTTACTAATTGTAGGTCTTTTTTTAGTAAGTAGAGTAGGGCTCAAGTGAGCTCGAAACGGGAGGCACTTAAAAAGTGAAGATATAGTCTGCTCTATATAGAAATATATAGAAAGTACATGGAAACGATGTACTTGTAACAAAATGCGAAGAAGCTTATGAATTAACAAATGAAAAATATTTTAATATGCTTGATGAAAGTATTAGAGGAGTAGTGGAAGAACCTCTATTTAAACAGATAATCATTACTTTAAATCCTTGGAATGAAGGGCATTGGATTAAGGCTAGATTTTTTGACAGAGAAGCAAAAAATATACTAGCTTTAACTACTAATTATTTTTGTAATGAATGGTTAGATGAAACAGATAAAGAATTATTTGAAGATATGAAAATACGTGACCCTCGCAGATATCAAGTCGCTGGACTTGGTAACTGGGGTATAGTAGATGGACTTGTCTATGAAAATTGGCAAGAGTTAGAGTTTGATTGGAGAGAAATATTAGATAAAAGACAAAAAGCAAAGGCAGTATTTGGGCTAGATTTTGGATATACAAATGACCCTGCTGCTTTTTTTTGTGCAATATTAGACCAGGAGCAAAAAGAAATTTATGTTTTTGATGAAATATACCAAAAAGGGATGCAAAATACAGCTATTTACAGCAATATAGAAAAATTAGGTTTTAAAAAAGAAATTATAGTAGCTGACAGTGCAGAACCAAAAAGTATAGACCATTTAAAAGGTTTAGGACTTTACAGAATAAAAGCATCTAAAAAAGGAAAAGATAGCATTAATGCTGGGATACAGTTTATTCAAGACTTTAAAATTTTTATCCATCCTAGATGTGTAAATTTTTTGACAGAGATTTCAAATTATGCTTGGGATAAGGATAAATTTGGAAAAGCAGTAAACAAACCCATTGATGATTTTAATCATCTTATGGATGCTATGAGGTATGCACTTGAGGATTATATGAAAAATAATTCTGTAAGAACAATAGATAGAAATGTCTTAGGAATAAGATAAGAAAGGAGGATTAATGGATGTACAGGAATTAAAAGAAGCTCTTGAAGCATTTATAAAAAATGAATTACCAGAGCTGCAAAAAATGGAAGATTATTATAGTGGAAAGCATAATATTTTGAATAAGAAAGATAGGAGCGACAAGAAAAAAGATAGTAAGTTGATTAATAATTATCCAGAATACATTGCAACTATTGCAACAGCCTATTTCTTAGGAAAACCTATTTCTTATGCTTTACAAGACGATAAGTTAAAAAAAGATTTTGAAAAGTTATCTGAATATTTAGCAACAGAAGAAGAGCAGCAAGAAAATTTTGAGCATTCTCAAAACTGTAGTATTTTTGGTAAATCTTATGAGTTATGGTATAAGAATTTGGATAATACTATTGGAAATGTAGTTGTAGATCCTCGTGATTGTTTTATTTTGAGAGATAATACAGTAAAAAAAGAAATAATTGCTGCTGTTAGATGGGATAAAACTAAAAATAAAGAGGATAAATGGGTTTATACATTGGAAGTTTATGATAGTACTAGTGTTACCACTTATGAATTTTTATCAGATAGTGATAAAAAAGAAGTTCCATCGGTAAAAGGAGAAACTAAACCACACGGATTTAACCAAGTCCCAATTATTGAGTTCTTAAACAATAAAAGGGGTAACGGAGATTTTAAAAATGTAATTTCTTTGATAGATGGTTATAACGAAGCTACTTCAACTGCTATTGACGATATGAAAGATTTTACAGATGCATACTTAGTTTTGGTTAATATGGGTGGAACTACTGATGAAGAACTAGAAAGAATGAATAAAAATAAAGTTATGCTTATCAATGAGCAAGGTGATGCTAAATGGCTTGTTAAACAAGTTAATGATAACTATGCTCAAAACAATAAAAATAGATTGAACCAGGACATTCATAAGTTTTCTATGATACCAGACATGCAAGACAAAGAGTTTTCTGGAAATAGTTCAGGAGTTGCACTCGGATATAAGTTATTAGCACTAGAACAATTAGCAGCACAAAAGGAAATGTATTTTAAAAAGGCTATTAATCAAAGATTAGAACTTATGATAGATTTTCATAACTTAAAAATAAAATCTACTGATATTCAAAAAGTCTTTACTAGAAATGTTCCAAAGAACCTGGTTGAAGCAGCGGATACAGCTCAAAAGTTACAAGGAATAGTATCACATGAGACTATTTTATCTACATTGCCTTTTATTGAGGATGCAAAAGGTGAATTAGAAAAAATAAAAGCTGAAGAAGATATAAATGTTATGAAAGATATGAATACTCCGATTAGAGTTGATGTAAATGACTCAAAAGAATAGAGATTATTGGGAAGAAAGACAAGTTAAAAGAGAAGCTAAGGCTTTTACTACAATACAAGATGTTGAAAAAGAGTATCAAATAGCACTTTCAAAAGCTAAACAGGATATAATTAAAGAAATTAGCAGAATAACAACAACTTATATGAATGATAATATTCTAAATTATAATGAAGCTTTGAAACATTTAAAAGGTGATGATTACAAAGTTTGGAAAAAAGATTTACATGATTACATGAAAGAATATAACAAACTTTTAAAGAATGCACCTTTACAGGCACAAAAATTATATTTAGAAATTGAAACATTATCTGCTAAAAGTCGTATAAGTAGATTAGATAGTCTTAAATCACAAATAGACATGGAATTAACAAAGTTAATATTCAGAGTTGAGAACGATAGTATTAATGCATTAACATCAGTTTATAGAGATACTTTCATAGAAGTAACAAAGGACTTAGGTATTAATCCTGTTGTCAGTAGAGATAAAATAAAAACAGTCCTGGATAAGCCTTGGAGTGGTGCTAATTTTTCTCAGAGACTTTGGAGCAATACAGATAAACTAGCTGAAACAGTAAAGCAAGAAATAGTTAATGGCATGATACAAGGTATTAATCTGAAAACTATGACTAAAAGAGTTTCTGAAAGATTTGAGACAGCTAAAAAGAATGATGTTGAAAGACTTCTAAGAACTGAAGTTAATTATACTTTAAATCAAGCTACCTTAGATGGATATAAAGAAGCTGGGATAGAAAAATATGAATTTAGTGCTACATTAGACAATAGAACTAGTCAAATATGCTCTGAATTACATGGAGAAGTATTTGAAATTAAAAAAATTGCAGTAGGTTTAAATTATCCGCCAATGCATCCAAGGTGCAGAAGTACAACTATCCCGATTATTGATTATGATAAGTTAATAAAAGAAGGTAGAGAAGAAATAGAAAAGAATAATTACAGTTTGGATGAAAATAATTGGGAAAGTATAAAGAATTATGGTGCTTTAAAAGCTAATGATTTAAAAGAAAGAGGAGATATTGAAGATGAAGAATATAAAAAAAGGATAGGAGACTTTTATTTTCTTAAAAAAGTTGATAAAATAGATTATAATATAGCTAAAGAAATATTTGCAGAATATGAACCTAATATGGTTAATTTAAAATATGAAAATGCTATTGTTATAAAAGCCGATGGAAGTGTTTATGTTGTTCTTGGTGGAGAAAATTTTGTAAATACTACTGTAGTAGGAGATTTAACTGGAGCTTATATAACACATAATCATCCTAAAAAATATACCGATTTTACATTCAGTAATCAAGATGTAAGTTCTTTTATAAATGATAAATTAGCATACTTAAGAGGAGTTGACTATAAATACGAATATGAAATGAGTCTAAGTATATTTTCTACAGATATTCTTCCAGATAATCCATTTATTGAAGAAAACTTCCATCACTCAAATATAATACTAAGATCTAATGAATATAATCTTAGATATAGGAGGCGAGAAAGATAACAAAATTAGAAGAAGCACAAAAAATAGTTTGGGAAATTTATAAAAAGTATTGTCTTGAATGTAAAAAACTAGAAACTTCTTATGAAGCTGGATTAGATGGATTTAAAAATTATAAAGAGAAAAAAGAACTTACCTCTAAAATGCTTAGTGATGTAAATAATGTTAAGGAAAAATATAATATTGAAAATTTAGAGATATCTGCTAAAGATTTGTATGAGTTTGAAAAAAAATTATTTGAAACGAAATAATCTTTTAATACTGATTAACTAATAGAAATAATAAACAACTGAAGCACTTAGCTAAAAACTAGGTGCTTTTTTTATTGCAAAGAAAGGAGGGACTGTGAAGCATTTACTGACAATTATTCAAGCAGGATTAATATTAGGTAAAATATTTGGTTGGATAAATTATAAATGGGTTATTATTCTATTACCGTTGATAATTTATTTTGGGATATTAATAATATCTTTTATCATTATTGGAATAATATCACATATTGAACATCTTAAATTGAATAAATTACTTAAAGAACTTAAAGAAAAAAAATAAGTTTGTCGTACTGAGGGACATTAAACATCTGGGAAAATAGTCAAACAGGACGTTAAACAGGAGGAAAAAATGAAAAATTTTAAACTTAATATTCAACTATTTGCAGAACCAGGAGAGCCAAAAACATTTACTCAAGAAGAAGTTGACAAAATGATAGAAACTAGACTTAAAAGAGAAAATGAAAAATTTGAAAAAGCTAAAAAAGAACTTGAAAGACAGCATAATGAATCTATTGAAGATTATGAAGAAAGAATCAAAAATGCTAATCTTACTGCAGAAGAAAAGCATAAAAAAGAACTTGAAAAGATTCAAAAAGACTTAGATGCAAAGAATGCTGAACTTTTAAAAATAAAGACAGATGAAATCAAAAGAACTACTTTAGCAAAGTATAAAATGCCAGATAAATTTTTAGATAGAATTAGTGGAGTTACAGAAGAAGAAATAGAAGCATCTGTTAAAGGTTTTGCAGAAGTAATGGGTGAATATGTAAAAGGACTTGGTGCTAGTGGAATACCAGGAGCGATGAATGGTGGAAGTAATGGAGGAGCTGATAAAAAGGCTCAATTAGAAGATTTAAGAAAGAAAGCTTTTGAAAGTGGTTCTGATATAGACAGAGCTAACTATGTAAGAGCAAAGCAAGAATTAGAAAACTCAGGAGGTAATGAATAATGGCAAAAATAGATAAACAATTAAACTCAACAAATCAAGCAATATCAAATGATATATTAGATGAATTACAATTAGTAAATCCTAACAATTCCCCTATTGTCTCTCACATTTTGAGAGGTGGAAGAGTAAGTGAAACAACATCTACTACTATCGAATGGATAGATCATTATGAAAGAAAAGTAACATCTAGTTTAAAAGTTGCTTTAAGTGCGGGAGCAACTGAAATTCAAGTAGTAGATGAAGATATCTTAGTTCAAGACGCTTTATTATCAATTGGAGATGAAATAGTAAAAGTTATTAAAGTAAAAACAGACAATAAAGCGGATGTTACAAGAGGATATGCTGGAACAACATCTACTGCTGGAAATATAGCTGCAAATACAATAGTTCAAAGCTTAGGAATAGAAATGGAAGAAGGTGGAGAACTTAAAAAGTCTTCTGTTAGATTGCCTGTTCACATCACAAATAACACAGGAATCATATATGAAGAATATGAAGTAACAGAAACAGCTAAACATTTAAATCCTCATGGACAAGGTGGACTTTCTGTAAGAGAATTAGAATCTCAAAAGAAAAAAGATGAGATGTTAGGAATTATGGAAAATAAACTTTTAAATGGTGTAAAGTTTACAAATGGTAAATTAAGAATGTCTGGAGGAGTGAAAGCATTAATTAAAGAATATGGAATAGTTATAGATGCTAATAATCAACCTTTTACATTAGATTTATTAGACAATATTGTAAAAGAGATAGTTGATAAAGGTAATCCTGGGTCAGCTGATTTAAAGGCAAATAAATATTCTTTATGTGTGCCTTATATGATTTTAAGAACTATTAATAAATTAAATAAAGATAGTGTTAGAACTGGGATAACTGAAAAAATAACAGGAACTACAATTGAAGAAATAGTTACAACATCAGGAACTGTATCTGTATTTCCAGCTACATCTTTAGCACCCAATGAATTTTTATTAATTAACTTAAATGATATTAGTTTAAGACAATTATATTCAATAAAAGAAGAAGAAGGAGCTAAAACTGCTTTAGCTGATAAGTATTTCTTGCATGGTGAATATGCACATCAAATAAAAAATTTACCATTCCAAGTGCATGTTAAAAATGTAAAAATATCATAGGAGGTTGTAATGGCTAAAAAACAAGATGAAATAACTAATGTTGAAGAAATAAAAGAAATAACTTTTGAATCTAGTTATAAAAATTTGATAATAGCTGGGACTTCTATTCAATTCAAAGATGGAGTTTACTCAACATCTGATGAAACTGAAATAGAAATATTAAGAAATAATAACCTAGTGACAGAGGCAGGAGAATAAAAAACTCCTGCTTTTATTTCTTAAAATTTTAATATATTTTAAATATTAAAATATATTTTATCGAATCAAATTAATTTATTAAAACTAATACATAAAAAGAATATAAATAACTAAATATAAACATAATTAAAATGTTATATATTTATAAAGTATTTATTTTTTATATTTATTATAAATAATATTTTTAGGTTAATATAAAATAAATTTTATATTATTAACAAGTACTAATGTATTTTTTAATTATAAAAAATATACAAATATTTTAATTGTTAAATTATTTTTAGAGGTGAAATATGGAAGAAATTTACAATAAAATAATTGAAAAAGTGAAAGAATTAACAGATATTAGCAACGAAGCTAGATTGAAAATTCAAGTAATTATTTTAGTTAAAAAATCTCTAAATTTTATGAATAGAGATGATTTTCCAGTTGAACTCATAGAGCCATTTGCTGAGCATTTAGCATTAAAAACCATTGAAGAAACTAACTTACAAGGTAATATTTCTAAAGTTACTGAAGGAGATACGACAATAGAATATAACACATCTAATAACACAACTGATGAAATGTTTCTATCGTTGAAAAGCCAATTATTTAGATTTAGAAAGGTTGGGACTGTATGAGTATTTTAGATAAGTTACATGCAGATAAAGTTACAGTTATTAGATCTGTTGTAGTTGTAGATGAATATGGAGGAGCTTTTGAAGAACAAAGAGAAATATTAAAAGATATTCCTTGCAGACTTTCTCAGAAATGGTTGAGAAGTGTTACACCTGGGCCACTTAATAGCAGTTCACAAGAATATAAACTATTTGTAGGCTTAAATGTAGATATAAAGCAAAATGATTTGTTGAAAATTACAAGAAAAGCAGATGGAGCTATTTATATGTTCAAAGCTTCTAAACCTTTGGCTTATAACATCATAAAACATAAAGAAATAGTCCTAACTGAAGTTTCTGAAAATGAGGTAGATTATGGAACTTAAAGGATTTAAAGAGTTCGATAAGATTCTTGTAGAAATAAAAGAAAAAGCTCCACAAGATACTGGAAAATTTTTGATGTTACAAGCAGAAGAATTAATTGGAGATGTTAAAGAATTAACTCCTGTTGGGAAATCTGGACATTTAAAAGGTGGATGGCATAGAGAGAATGGAAAAAGATTAACTGGTAAGAGGTTTTCTCAAATTGTGTTTAATATTTGTGATTATGCCACCTCATGTTGAGTATGGTCATAGAGTAGGAAGAAATAAAACAAAATTTGTTAGAGGTAGATTTATGCTAAGAACAGCAGTAGCTATGAGACAGATTAAATTCTATAAAGATTTAAAAAATTTTTATGGGAGGTTATTAAAAAAGAAATGAAATGGGCAGATATAAGAAATGCATTAAATAAGATTATTTCAGAAAAGTTAAAAGTAAATTCATATAGTGAAGATATAGACAATGTCAAAAAGCCTTGCTTTTATATTGACTTAGTTAGTTATAAAAAAGAGTTTAACTCTGAATATAGAGAGCTAAAAACTATAGATATTGATATTATCTATTATCCAAAAACTAATGGAAAGCTAACTAACGCTGAGATATTAGAGAATTTAGAAAACTTAGATGATGCTTTGGAAATAGAAGGTAAAAAGGTTTTACATGTACTAGATAGATTCCTAACTTTAAGAAATACAGATATAAAAATTGTAGATAGAGTTGGGCATTATGTATTTACATTAAGTTTATACGATTTATATGGAAAACCTTATGATTATGAACTTATGAAAGATTTAGAATTGAGATTTAAAGAAGGAGGTAACAATTAATGGGAAATGAAGTAGGACAAATAAAAGCTAGTCCAAACATTAATATAGAGTTTAAAACTCTTGCAACAACTGCTATTCAAAGAAGTGAGAGAGGTATAGTTTGCTTAATATTAAAAGATACTAAGAAAACTATAAAATGGAATATTCTAAAAACAATAGCTGATTTAAAAGATGATGAATGGGAAGCTAAAAATGTTAAATACATTAAATTAGCAATGTACTATGGAGCTAAGAAAGTATTAATAAGAGTGTTACAAACTGGAGAGAACTTAGATGATGTTCTAGGTGAATTTAAAGAAAGAAAAATGCATTGGTTAGCATATCCAGGAGCAGAAGAAACAGATGACCAAAAACTTGTAATTTGGACTAAACAAGTATTTGGAAATGATGGTGCAATAGGAAAAACAGTAAAATATGTTTCCAGCTTTGCTGACAATACAGATCATGTAGCAGTAGTAGAGCTAGGAAATACTGGAACTTACAAATCTATATATGGAGATTTTACAGCTCAAGAATACACAGCAGCAATAGCTGGACTTATAGCAGGAATGCCTTTAAATAGGTCAGCAGATAACTTTGTAATGAGTGATTTAAAAGAAGTAGATTACTATGAGCCAAAACTTGGTAAATTTTCTCTATACAATGATGATGAAAAAGTTAGGGTTAATTATGGAGTAAACTCAAAAACTACTTTTGATAGCACTTGGAAGAAAGATACAAGAAAAATCAAAATAGTTGAGGGAATGTGCTTTATAACTGATGACATAAGAGATACATTTAAAAATTATTGGTTAGGAATTTACATAAATGACTATAACAATAAAATGAATTTCTGTTCTAATGTTACTAAGGTTTATTTTAAAGAAATGGCTCCAAATGTATTAAGTGGAGACTATGATAATAAGATTGAAATAGACTTAGAAGCACAAAAGAGATTAATTATTTTAGATAAAAAAGACCCAGAAGAAATGACTGAAATGGATATATTAAAATATCCTAGTGGTGATGATATATTTTTAACTGGAGATGTTAGATTTGCAGATACTATGGCAAATCTTAGCTTGGTTATAAAGATGTAATAGGAGGTAAAAATGGCAGATACAAATATAAGAGGTTATCATACCATCGCAGGTGCTCATGGTACTCTTTGGATAGACAATGAAAAAATAGCAGAATTTACAAAAGTAAATGCAAAAGTAACAGCTGACAGAAAAGATGTACAATTAGGCTTATCTGTTGATAGTAAGATTGTAGCCTTAAAAGGTGAGGGTAGTGTTACTCTTGAAAAGGTATACTCGAGAGGTAAAAAGATACTTGAAAAATTAGTAAAAGGAAGAGATGTTAGAGTTAGAATAGTTACTAATTTAGCTGACCCAGATACACCTGGAAAGCAAGAAGAAAGAATTTCTCTAGATAATGTATGGTTTAATTCAATAGATTTGATTAACATTGCTAGAGGAGAAGTAGTTGAGGAAGAGTATCCATTCGGATTTACTCCAGAGGATCTAAAATATGAAAATAATATAAAATAGGAGGATAAAATGTTAGCGACCATTGAAGATTTATTGAAAGCAGGAAAAGAAAGAGAAAAAAAGAAAAAATTTAAAGTTTTAGTAAAAGAATTAGATAGAGAAATAGAATGCGAAACTATTAGTCGTAAGGATTATTTAGATATAATCTTAGAAAATAAACAAGATTCAGATGTTGAAGTTATTTACAATTCTTGCTCTATTTTTAGAGATGACAAACTAATAGATGAATTAAAATGTAATATGAATCCAACAGATGTGGTGGAGAAAATTTTATCATTTTCAACTATTTACTCTTTGGCTAAAACTATCTTAGAAAAATCAGATATATCTCAAGCTGGAACTATAAGCAAATTTATTTCTGTTATAGATGATGATATAAAAAACTAATAAAAACGGATTGGATAACTTTCACAATTTCTAAATATATATTAAGAGGTTATCCTCTCCGTGAACTTCAAACTTTATCAAAAAGTGAATTATATTTTTTTTATAGAATTTTAATTGATGAAATGAGTTGACTTAATAGCATTATAAAAGTATAATAAGAAAAAAGTTGAAAGGTGGTAGTTCTAAATGATAGGTTTAATTATAATTATTCTTATAATAGTGTATGCAGGGAAATATTATAGATGGACTGAAAGATTAGGTTATTTTAAATCTATGGGAATTACTGCTTTAGTTGTATTTAGTGTTGTTGGACTTGCTATAATAGTAGGAAATGCTAATTGAAAAAAATAAGTTTAGAGATTTAAGAGAGTTTTTAGCTCTCTTTTTCTTTTCAGGAGGATATATGAAAAATGAAACATTAAAAGGAGTAGGAGTTTTTATAACTGATCCACAAGGAAAGAATATAGGCTATATAATGGTAAATGAAAAACTTGAAGTTATAGATAATTTAAAAAATGGATATCATATAAAAAGAGGTTTAAACAATGAGTGGAAAATCAAAGCAAAAAAACAGAAAAAATAAAAGATATCAAAGAAAACTAAATAAAAAAGCACTATCTCATCTATCTAATTTAAAAGATGAAATAGTGCAAGAACTAAAAAATATGGAAATTAAAGTAAAATTATAATTTCCAAGCCTTTAACTTCTTTAAAAAATTTGCTAAAATAAGTAAAGAATATTAGAATAAATTATATTTAAAAAGAGGGGTTGGAGTTATGTTTTTAACATTTATTATTTTTACTGGAATAGCTGTTTTTGCTGTATTAATGTATCAAGATTATCTAAAAGAAAAGGAAGAAATCAAACAATATGGAAATTTTCTAAAAGGAACAAATGTAACATTAGATGAATTTATAGAAGAAAGAAATAAAATGGATAAAAAATTTTCTGAAAATGATGTCCTGTGGGCTATTTATAATAAAAGATTATTAAGCCATTTCTTTAAAAAAGATTTTGGGTTATATAGAAATACATTATTAGATATGGCAGAAATGCTACACAAGGAAAAAAGAAAAAAAGAAGAATTAAGATTTTATTTAAAAGTTTTATATTGTGATTTAAGTGGAATGGGTAATAATAATTCATTGTACTCTAAAGATGCATTAATAATTGTACCTCATATATACAAAAGATTATTAAATCTTAAAGAATATTTTACTGAAAATATGATTGATGATTGTTTCAAAATAAAACTTCCTTTTAATTATTGTAATGAAGAAATATTTATAAATATTATAAATGATATTTTTGAGGAAGAAAATTTAGCAATGATTTTGGATAAGTATTTGGATGAAATGAGAGAAGAACCTATTTAATGGTTCTTTTTATTTTTAAAAAATTTCTCTTGACTTTTTAGACACATAAATATATAATACATTTGTGGCTAATAAGTTAGGAGGTGTAAAAAATGGAAGCTACAAAAAAGAAAATGGGTAGACCTGTTATTGGAAAACCAAAAACAATAGAAATAAAAACTAGAATAGATGAAGATTTAGAAGAAAAAGTTAAAAACTATTGTGAGGATAAAAAAATTACTAGGAGTGATTTTTTAAGAAAAGCCATTAACAAGCAACTTAATGAAAAATAGGAATTGCTCACCGACCAAAGATTACAATTCCTATCTACCAAAAGAAGTTACCCTCTTATGAAATCTATTATATCATAAGGGAGTACTTCTATCAATTATAATTTTGAAAGGAGTATTTTTATTATGAGAATGAAAAAAATTGAAAATTTGTATGAAGTAACTATGAATGATTTAAAATTCTATACTGAAACTATCAATGAGGCAATAGCTATTGCTTGGAAGTTAGGTGATAGAAAATGAATTATGTAGTGAAGTTAGAGAAGAAAAATAATATTTTTGTAGTAAGTAGTAGAATTATAGCAGAGCAATTAGGCAAAAGACATGAGAAAGTTTTAAGAGACTTAGACAAAATTTTAATCAACCCACATTTGGGTAGATTAAAAAATCAATCAATGCACATTTGCGTAGATTTAAAAAATTTAATAATATCAAATCATTATAAGGATGGAAAGAATAGAACATATAGAGAATACCTTTTAACAAAAGATGGCTTTACATTGTATATGTTTAACATTCAAGGATATAATGACTATAAGATGGCTTATATAAATGAGTTCAACAGAATGGAACAAGCCTTAAAAGAACAAAAGAAATTACCTTTTTCAGAAGTTAAACCTACTACTTGGAGAGGTACTCCTGTTATAGAGGTTCAAGATTTAGCTAAATTAACTAATATAACAGATGCAACTATTCATTGGTATAGTAGGAACGAAAAAATAAATTTAAGATATGAGAATTTACAAGAGTACAAAAAGGAAAATTCAGATAAAGATTACACAAATATCTCAGCAATTTCAGTTTTATACAAAGAAATGGTTATATCTTTATGTAAAAAATATGGGGTATATGAAAAATACAAAGATTTCATAGAAAATTATTTTAGAACTGACAATAGAATTGAATGTAAAGTTATTGATAAACCATTCAATGATAAATACTATAATGAGATGTATGAATGTATGGTTAAAGCATATCAATTTGAAAGTCAAATAGAGAAAATCTATGAAGAACAATTATTACCTTTGTATAATAGAATAGATAAATTGAATGACCTTAAAAGAGATACTATGCTAACACCATTTTATGGTATGAAATATGGAAATATTTTAGGAAGAAACAAGAAATAATAAACACTAAGAGGAGTATAAAAGCTCCTCTTTTTTATTGGAGGTGAAAATTTGGAACATGTATTAAGTGCAACTCTTGAATTAAAAGATAAGTTTTCTTCAAAAATAAAATCAGCTAGTAAAGAATTAGGATCTTTTTCCAAAAATGCAATAAGTGCAAAAGGAGCTGTAAAAGAAACTGCTGATTGTATAAAAAGTAGTTTTGAAAATTTAAAAAACTTAGCAATAGGATTTGGAGCCTTTAAAGGAGTTATGGCTGTATTTGATTTTGTAAAAGATGCCTATACAGGATATGCTAAATTAGATGCAGCAATAACAAGAAATAGAGGAATAATGAGAGCCTCCATTGAAGATACAGCAAAATTAAAATCACAAGTTTTAGAGCTTGGAAAAACTATGCCTTTTACTGCTCAAGAAGTTGCAGAAGCTCAATATTATCAAGCTATGGCTGGAATGAAAACAAATGAAGTACTGGAAATGACACCCAAACTTTTAAAAATGTCTATTGCATCAGGGCAGGATTTAGCTAGTACATCAGATATACTAACAGATAATATTTCAGCTTTTGGCTTAGCTTTAGAAGACGCAGACAGACTTATGGATGTTATGGTAGCAACAGCGAATAATGCTAACACTGATATAGCTGGACTAGGTGAAGCATATAAATATGTTGCATCCACTTCAAGAAGTTTTGAAAGTATGGAAGAAGTAAATATATTATTAGGAACTCTTGCTAACAATGGTACAAAATCAGGACAAGCAGGAAGAAACTTAGCAGCAGTTTATACAAGACTTGCTAAGTCTACACCTGATATAGATAAAGCTTTAAAAGTTATAAATTTAAAGTTATATGATAGTCAAGGTAAATTTAAAGGATTAAGAAAAATTGTGGAAGAAATGAGACCAATATTAGCTAGAATGACTGATGAACAAAGGAACTATATTTTAACTACTATTTTTGGCTCTGAACAGATGAGAATTATAACTTCACTCTTAGGAACATCTAAAGAAAGTTTTGAAACATTAGCTAACTCAATATACAATTCTAAAGGAGCTACTGAAGAGTTTAATAAACTTCAAGAGAATACACCTGAATATAAAATAAAAGCTTTAGCTAGTGCTTGGGATAATTTGAAACTACATATAGGAGAAGCAGCTGCACCAGCTATAACAAGTCTCATTGAAAATTTAACTGGAAAAATTATTGAATTAACAGAAAGTGATACATTTTCCAAAGAAAATGTTCAAGCATTTTTTGATACGGTTATAGGGTATCTAAATACAACAATAGATTTAGTATCTGATTTAGCAACATTATTAGAACCTGTAATATGGGGACTTAAAGTAGTAGGAAAAACCGCAGAAATAGGTAAAAATATAGGTTCATATTTTATGACTAATAAGTCTATTAAACAAAACAATCTTGAATCTGAGATAATAGAAAATAATAATAAAATTTGGCAGATGAGACCTGAAACAAAGGAAGAAGAAGAAAAAAGGAAAAAACTTTTTATTAAAAACGAACAAAAAAAACAAGAGTACTGGAAAGAATATGGTGAGAGAATTGAATTGAAAGCCAAAAATGGAGACCCACATGCCATAAAAGATTTAGTATACAAACCTTTAGGAAATAGTATAGAAGAAATAACAGAAGCTTATGACATGATGTATCAAAAAACTAAAGAAAAAATAGATGGTTTAGCTTCTCAAGTTGGAGTACCGCTTAGAGATACTACAAATTCTCAAAGCCAATATATAAAAACTAAAGAAAAAATAAATGACGTTATAGGTATAAAGCCAATAAGAGATACAAAGTTAAATGATACATTTTCTCCAGAAGTAAATATAGAAGCAGATAAAAATAAAATTCTTGAAACTAAAAAAGAGGATATCCCCACTATTTCTCCTATCATTAATCTTAAAAATGATAAAGATAAGTTTATAAACAATAAGATTTTGAATCCACAAGTAAAAGATGTTTCTAATAAAAAAGAAGAACCTAAAAAAGAAATAATAAAAACAGCAACTCCTAGTTACGATAAGTTAACTTCAAAATTGATTAGTGCTTTTGAAGAACAAAGGAAAAATGTAAAAACTGTAGTAGAAAATAAAACTCTGAACTATATAGCTAAACCTTCTGAAAAAATAAGAGTTCCAGAAGTTAAACAAGGTAATAATGACATTAAAGTTCCACCTCAAAATGTAACATTTTCTCCACAAATAAATTTAAATATGGGTGGAGTTGTAATAAAAAATGAAGCAGATGTGGAAAAGGTTGCTGAATTGAGTAAACAAAAAATTATGAAAAATTTAATGACTTATGTACAAACTACAAATTAAAGGAGGTCTAGTATGAAACCAACATTTATTTTATTGAAAAATTCTACAAGCACTCCTTTTTTCTTTGTTGTTCCACCTTTGGATTTAAAGATTGAGAGTGAGCAAGACACACAGATTTTTAAAATAATCGATGTAGGAGAAAAGACATTAATAGGAAATAGAAAAGCTGAAAGAATTACATTTTCTACATTTTTTCCTAATCTTAAATCACCTTTTTTTAATTATTTATTATCTGCAACTCCTTCAGGAAGTGTAGAAACATTAACTAAATTAAAAAACGATAAAGAGCCTTTAACTTTAATTGTTCCTGAGTTCAACATATTTTTTAAATGCTATATCCAAACTCTAAATTTTTCTATAGTTGAAAGAACTGGAGATATTGATGTAGAAATAAGTTTAATAGAAGTTACTAAAAATAAAACCTTGCTAGATGTAGCAAGAGGCTTATTGCAAAGGTGATTTTATGGAAAGAGTTAAAATTTATGTTAATGGAAAAGAATATAAAAATATTTTTATTCAAGTAATTTGGAGTGGTGCAATTCACGGAACTGCTAGAAAGTTAGAAGTTGAGTATTTAGGAGATATTATAACTAATATTGGAGATGAAGTTGAATTTTCTTACAATGATGAAAAACTATTTCTTGGAAAGGTATTTTTTCACTCAAGAAAAGGAGATACTGATGTTAAGACATTCTATGCTTATGATAATTCTATTTATCTTAATAAAAATAACTTTGTTAAAAACTTTTTTAGAAAAAAACCAAGTGAAATATTAAAAGAAATATGCGGAGAACTTAATTTAAAAGTAGGTAAAATACCACAAGATGAAGTTACTTGTACATATCCAGCTATTGACAGAAGCGGATATGAAATTATATTGAATGCTTACACTATTCAACATAGAAAAAATAAAAAGATTTATTCTATTGTAAGTAATGATAAAGCAATAGATATAGTTGAGCAAGGAACACATGCTGATGTTCTTTTAACAAGTGCAGATAACATCTCAACTTCTTCTTATGAAGAAAGCATAGAAAATATGATAAATCAAATTGTTATCTATAAAGTTGAGAATGAAAAGCAACAAATACTTAATAAAGTAGAGAATACAGAAGATAAAAAGAAATTTGGACTATTTCAACAAATTATGCAATATGAAAAAGATGTGGATAATATAGCAAATGCTAAGGATATGCTAAAAAGTGTAGAAAAAAGTGCAAAATTACAATGTTTAGGGAATGTATTAATTCAAGCTGGATACAATATAGGAATACAAGAGCCAAATAGTGGGCTTGTTGGAGATTTCCTAGTTAAATCAGATACTCATGTCTTTGAGGGAGAAACTCATTATTGTACTGTTGAGTTAGCATTTGAAAATTTAATGGATAAAGCGGAATTTGAAAACAAAGAAAAAGTTAAAAAAAGTGACAAAACTAAAAAAGGTAAGAAAACTAAAAAAGGAAAAGCTAAAAAAGTAAGTAAATTAGATCAACTATTTCCAGAAGGGTGGGATAAAAAATGAGTGACTTAGGATTAATAATAGGTGAAATGATAGGTCAAGCTACAAAAGGAACATCTATTATAAAAGCTTCTGTAGTTAGTCCACCGCCAAATTTAACAATTAAATTTGAGGGGCAAACTATCCCTTCAGAGCAAATTTATTGTAGTAATTACTTATTACCTCATTATCACAGAGACTACACTATTGATGGAGTTATAGATAACATTGAAATAGATGTAGCTAAATACGATTATAATAATACTACTCAAGACGCTATGGGGCATAAGATACCAAAACTAAATGGAAGCGGGACATTTCAAGGTAATGGGACATATAAATCACATAAAGATATATGGTTTGAGGATACTCTCCAAAAAGGCGATGAAGTATTAGTGCTTGTTATGGGCGTCCATTATGTTGTTGTGACAAAGATAGTTAAAATGCCAAATAAAGCTATAGAGGGGGTGTAATGTGGAAAAAGATTTTAATATTTTTCTTGAAAAATCAGAAACAGAAGTTGAAGAAATGCCAATTTTTAAAGAATATGCTATAGACTTTAAAACTGGAGAATATATCAAGGAAGGTAATGATATAAAAGTTTTAGAAGAAAATGAAGCTTTAAAAGTATGGATATTCAAAGCATTAAAGACTGAAAGATTTAGATATACTGATGTGCATAGTGATGAATATGGGAGTGAATTAGAAACTAATATAGGAACTATCTATCATAAAACAGTTAAAGATGCTTTAATGATAAACCAAATAAGGGATACATTACTAGTAAATCCTTACATCACAGAGTGCTATAATTTTGTCATTTCTAATGAAGATGAATATGTTCCACAAATAACCTTTAATGTTAAAACTGTGTATGGAGAGCTAGAAATGGAGGTGTAAATGAAAGATAAAATTGAATTAAGAAATAATTTCTTAGATAACTTAAAAAACCCACTCTCAAAGATGGAAGGTACTTATAACTTTGATATTGCAGCAACTTTTGGAATTACTGCAGAAGAAGTTTACAAAGAATTAGAGTTCTGGGAAAAACAAACTTTTATAGATACGGCAACAGAAGATGAATATGTTGATAAGCATGCTTTAATGTTTGGAGTAAAAAGAAGGGTAGGAACTAAGGCAAAAGGAACTCTAAAAGTAACAGGAAAAGCAAACTCTCTCATAGAAGAAAATACAATATTTTTAAATAGAGATGGAATAAAATATAAATCTTTAAGAAGAGAATATTTAAGCACATCAGGAGTTGCAGAGATAGAAATAGAATGTTTATCTGAAGGTAAAATAGGTAATGCTGCAATAGGAGAAATAACAACATTTGAAATTCAAAATAGCAATATTTACAGTGTTACGAATGAAAAAGAAATTATCAATGGATATGATAAAGAACCTAATTCTGTGCTAGTCGCAAGAGCAAAAGAAAAAGCTACGAGACCCGCTCACAGTGGAAATATCTATGATTATGAGCAGTGGGCTAAGCAAGTTGATGGAGTTGGAAAAGTCTTAGTAAAACCTCTTTGGAATGGAAACGGAACTGTTAAAGTTCTAATTGCCAATTATAATAATGATATAGCTGATTCTAGTCTAATTCAAAAAGTTAGAGAAAGAATACAAAGTGATGACGGTAGACCTGTTGGAGCTGATGTAACTATAGAAAGCTTTAGAGCTAAGACTATAAACATAGAAGTTAATACTATATTAAAAACTGGATATGTTTTATCTGATGTAAAAGAAAAGATTGAATCTCTTTTAAAAGCTGTTATAAAAACTGGGAATGCTACATTTGAGAAAGTTAATAAGATAATACTATCTATCAATCGTTTAGAGAAAGCTATTTTAGAAATAGATGGAGTAAATGATAACTTTGTAAAAGTAAACAATTCTAATTCTAATATAGAAATTGCAGATGATGAGATATTAGTGGTTGGGACAGTGATTATAAATGAGCAATAGATTAATTAAAAAAGTCTCTAAAGTAGCTAGAAACACATTACAAGAAGATTTGATAAGAACACTAGATTTAATCTGTGAATATGCTAAAAATGATATACAAAAATACAAGGAGCTATTATTTATAGCTTTTTTTAATGAGCAACAGGTGGCTAATTATGAAAGGTTTATGGAATTAGACTATAAAAATGGCTGGAGCTTACAGGATAGAAAAGACAGAATTATCTATACTTTACTATCAAAAAATATCTTTACTCCACAAGTTTTAAAAGAACAAGCAAAGATGTTCACAAATGGAGAAATAGAAGTAATTGAGGATTATGGAAATTATTCATTTACGATAAAATTTACATCTGTAGTTGGAATACCTCAGAACTTAGATAATTTCAAGAATTTTATTCATATTAATAAACCTGCTCATCTGAATTTTAAAATTGAATTTAGATACAACACTCATAATCAAGTAGCTTATTTATTTCATAGTTCTTTAAAGGCAAAGAATCATAAAGAAATTTATGACACTAGATTATATGAAGATAGTGCTGTTGTTGGAAAATATCATAAACATATAGAAATGAGTAATCTAAAAAATGATGAATTAAAAAATAAGACACATCAAGAAATTTACGATGAAAGGAGATAAAAATGTCAGAATATACTAAATATTTAAGATTGATGAAACCGCAAGGAAATGAGTACTATAATGTAGAAAATTTTAACCACAATGCAGAGTTGATTGATAAAGAGACAGAAAAATTAAACAATGCAGTTACTAAGATTCGAGAAGGAGCAACAAGAGAGAAAGCAGGAATAGTACAATTTGGGACAGAAGAGGGTAAGGCTCTTGAAGGAATGATGTTAGCTAGACTTGCTGGGTGTGTTGCTTATGGTGGAGATATACAAGACGAGGGTGTTAAAGATGTAAATTACTTATATTATGATAGAAATACTAGAAAGATGTATAAGTGTATAAATCAAAACAATAATACCTCTGCTAATGTTGCTAATTTTATTCCACTTGATAATAACTCCTTGGGTGAAAAAATTGATAAATTGTATATGAATATGACTATATTATTTTATAAAGGAGGGTCATTAATCCCAAACGGAACGAGTGTAAAATTACCAGATTATATCACTTATAATAATATTACATCTTACTATTTTGAAGTTAGATTCTATGGTGGAATATCTTTATTAATTAGATTTACTAATTCAACAAACACTAATATTGTAAAGTATAAATTCTTCAATGATATAGAATTTGAATTAGACACAAATACTAATATTTTAAAAGTGATAAATAATGCTAATCAATTACTCACATTAATGGTTTATAATAATTTGACACAGATGCCAAACATATAGGAGGTTATAAATGAAGACAATACAATTTTATAAAAAGGATAAATTAATATTCTCAGTTTACGCTGATGAGTTAGATGATGTATTGGCTAAACCACAAGACTATTTTAGTGGATACAGTTCGGATATGATAATTACAGATGTAAAGTATGAATATCCAATATTTAAAGACGATAGATTGAGAGAAATGACAAAAGAAGAAAAGGTAAGAAATAATATACCAGTACAATTAGTTGATGGAGAGTTTATAAAAGATAAAAAATTAATAGTAGTACCAAAACCTGCTGGAAATCAAAAGTATATGTATTGGGATAAAGACAAGTGGTTAATAGATAATCAAAAGGAATTTGACGATTATTGTACTCTAATAGATGAATTGAAAGCTAAATCACTTGCTTATGGTTTTGATTATAAAGTTAAAGATAAACACCATAGACAAAAATGTAGAGATACAGATATTGCTAAAATGGTATCAGTTATTGTAGCTTTACAAATTGCAAAAGAAATGAAAGTAGATAAAAAAGTCACTTGGTATTTTGAAGATAATTTTGGAATGGAAGCTGGATTACAAGAGTTGGGACAATTAATGCTCTTTGGAACTACATTTGTACAGTCAGTATATGATACTGAAAATTATTTCAAAACAAAAGTCAATCCAAAAGAGGTTACAAGTGATGAGTTTGAGAGCAAAAGAAAAGAAATACATTTAAAACTTGCTACAAGCTAATTTATTTTCTTAGGGTAGTTATTATATGGCTACCCTTTTTAAAACGTCTTAAAAGACGTCTGAGAGCGTCGTTTTTTTTTGGAGGTGAATTATGAAAAAGGTTGCTTTGATAATAGGACACAATAAAAGGTCAAAAGGTGCATTTTCAATGATAGTTGAAGATGAGTTTGGGTATTGGAGAAATATAGCAGAAAAGATTAAATATGAAATACCTGAAATGATTGATATTTATGAGAGAGAGCCTAATCAAAATTATGTTAGAGAAATGAATAAATTATTAGTTGAATTAAACAAGCATAATTATGAGTATTGTTTAGAATTACACTTTAATAGTGCTTTAGACAGTAAAGCTAATGGTTGTGAGTGTTTAATTTATAAAGGAAATGAAAAAGCCAAAGAATTATCAACTAACTTTATGGCTAGATTACAAAATGTATTTAACAGTAAAGTTAGAGGTGTTATTGAAATAGGTGATAGCAAGACAAGAGGTGGATATGGTATTTGCAATTCAAAAGACACTTATATTTTAACTGAGGCTTTTTTTGGAAGTAATTTAGATGAGTCTTTAAAGTTTTCAATTATTAGTGATGTGGTTAATTTATTTGTTAATTTTATAGTAGATACAGTTAAGGAGGTTTAATTATGGAAAAAGAATTATTATGGAATGTGTTAGGTTATGTGGTATCCTTGGTGGTTTATTTAGTTTTAAAGTGGAGATATGAGGGTAAAGAAGCTGTAAACAGAGAAGCTATTGAACAAGAATTATCTATACAAGGAAAAGGATTAGGTAATTTAAAGAAAAAAGCAGTACAAGAGTTTATATCTAAATTGCCAAAACATTTAAGAATATTTATTAATGAAAATACCATAGACGCAGTGGTAGAAGAATTACAACCTATATTTAAAAAGTTAAAAAATGGAAAAGAGTAAATTAAACCTAAGACTTTTATCAAATGGCAAGGCGATATTGTTGAACGATTATGTCTATGATATTAATGGCTATGAGATAAAAGTCTTTAAAGGTTTTATAACAGATGGAGCATCTATTCCAAAATGTCTACAATCTATTTATAATCCTTTTGGAAAATGGATAAAAAGTGCTGTAATTCATGATTATTTATATTCCAAATATAATAACACAGGCATAAATAGAAAATTAGCAGATAAGATTTTTTATCATATTATGAAAGAAACTGAAGTAAATAAAAATACAGCTAATAAATTCTATAAAGCTGTAAGATATTTTGGTGCAATGAGTTGGCAAGATAAAATAGAAAATGAAGGATACAAAGACCAGGCAATAGTAGATCATACTAAGGAAGCAAGAGAATATTATAACTACTGGAATACTATTTTAAAAATATAAAAAGGAGGCGAGTATGTTTGCAATTACACAAGAACATTTAAGCTTCGTTGGTGGAATCATAGCAATAGCTGCTTTTATAAAAGGAATAACAAACAGTATAGATAACAAAATTGAAAAAAATAATCAATATTTAGAAAATCTTATTGATAAAAAATTAGATATAATTGTCTATGAAGCTAACAAAAAAAGTTTTGAACAATGGAGCAATGAAAAAGATAGAATTATAGAAGAAAAAATTTCTAAAATAGAAAACTCTTTTAAAAGTGATTTGCATGAGATAAAGGAATCCTTAAAAGAAATAAATCAGCATATGTTAAATTGTAAAAAGTAATGGGTAGGAAAAAATCCTACCCTCTTTTTTTGTTTGTGAAAATAAATCACAAAAATAAAGCAGGATTAATTTCCTACTTTTTATGTTATAAAATTTTGTCTGTTGTTTGTCTGTTGTAATTTTTATATTATATAGAATTTTATAAAAGTTTATTAATCTTTCAACAGTTTCAACTTATGATTTTAAGATGATTTAAAAGTCTATAAAATTTTAATAAAACATATGGTGCACTCAACAGGAATTGAACCCGTAACCCCCTGATCCGAAGTCAGATGCTCT